ATGATTGCTGCGCCGTGCATTGAAGCTGCCACGCGGTTGGTAACACCTTTCAAAGAATTCCTAGAGATCTCGTCCAAACTGCCAAAGGCAGCAGGATTATATGCAGAGATCGTCTTGGCATATTTAGGTGTGCCGACTGACGTAGCGCCTGTGTTGTTGATGTAGATGGGATAAGTCTGGCCATTGTGGCGTTTGAACATGAGGTACTTAAATCTCATAGAGCCACGCCAACCAGCATGCGCCATTGTAACCCAGTGAATCAAGGTCGTTGCGGTGTAATTGTACTTGGCGGGAGCCACAGCTCCATTGCCAAAAGCACCGGGAACGTTGCCACGATAAATTGGGAATGCGGTATGACGGATGGAAATCTCAACATCATTCACAGCGGTACCAAGTCCACTCGATATTGGAATTCTCATGGAGTGCTCAAACCTTTTCAACAATGTTCTGAACGTGGGGATCGACTCTCCATAAAACACTAAGGCTGTATTATCTGAAACCTCGGTGCTCTGGATGTTGTCTTTCTCCGAATGTTCTCCATATGCTGGATCATCCCCGGCCAAAACACATTCTTCCCCAGACTGTGGCTCATAGCCGCTTTGGGGTTTGAAGGTGTAAAGACCGAAAGAATCATTGGGTTCGATCACTTTGAAGTCAGGACCAGCTGAAATGTACACATTGACCCAGACTGTGCTGGGACTGCCGGTTGAGGTAGTCAGTGGATTAACCACGAACACCCCAAGAACGCCATTACCTGGCGCACCGGTGGTTATCAACACCGATTGGCTGTGCATGTCTGAAGAACTGACAATTCCTGGGTAGTTGTGTGGGAGATAAGTCAAGGTGTTCCCATTCCCGACGGATATGGTCACATCGGTCGTCTCACCAATGTCCACTATCTCTTGCTTATTGACATTAAATTCGCCATCAGCAACGAATGTGGTGGAGAACCGTTTGGGTTCGTAGACAAACCTTATACGGCCCTTGTGGTGAGATGAACAACAGATTTGGAACCTAAAATTCAAAGTCCCAGTCCATCGGTTGAAGGGTAAACTGGCCATTGCAGTGGCAGTGAGGGTAAGCCCACCATCGGACGTCTCGGCAAACTGACATGGGTCCACTCTAGTGTTCCACAACAATGTGTCAGGTGCGTCACTCGTCTCAATGGGGAACTGGGCATACCAACTCTCTCTAGACACTATGTTGGCTATACTCAACGTATCTCCGGGTTCAAGACCAACGACTCTAGGATCGATCGTGGTCTCTTGTTTGTCGTCAACGGATAGTTTGAACACATTCTCAGGAACCGTGCCGTTGGCTAGGTTCCCCGCATAGCTAGGTTGGATGTGATTTGGTACTGTACCAGTAGCGGGCCTCGAAAAGCCGAACTGTTTGGCAACACTTCCAACTGCACTAGCTACTTGACCTGTGGCGGTCGCGTATGGTCCTATGACCGGGAGCTTAGACAAGGAGCCTGCAGCCATGGCGATGGCTGAGGCAGGGCCAGATATCAAACCTGGGTTAACTTTGTCGGACTCCATACCGGACTGGGCTACGATGCCATTGGCATTGTGCGATGTCGGCACTGCCAACTGCACATCAGTGGCCCAAGCAAAGACTGTTATGGTCAGAGGGTCGGTTCCACCTGCGGTGTGATTCAAAGGAGCTATGTCCCTCATCCTAATGGTGCCTAGATAAGCGGCTGCGGCAGTCGTCACATCCAGGTAATCGTAATTATAGAAGAATGGGAGAGTCAGGACTCCTCCGGACGAAGTGGTTGGGTTCAAGAAAATCCGTGGGCACTGGGACAACGATATAAGGTCCCCGAGCTCATTGGCGAACCCGTTCGTTTGATCAGACGGAGAGCAAGGTAAGTACGAAGCCATCGCCCTCCCAAAGTAGAAGCTATTGCCATTAACTACAAATTTGACATGTAACTTCAAACTCATAAGGGAGAAGTTCGAAATCCTATTAGACACACGTTTGTCCGTTAGGAATCTCGTCCATGGGTCAAAGGAAACATTCATACTAGTTCCCAATTCCCAAGTGGCCTCATAAATGCGAATGGGCCGGGACAAGAAATCTTCAAAACTTGCAGCCTCGGTGCCATTGCGGGAGCGCGTGGCTTCCAAAGGTCCAGAAGCATCGACACACTCACCAATGTCCGCGTCACGAAAACGAATATTTTGCTCCGTTGACAACATAGAACAACCTCCAGGGTTTACTTTGGTCTCGAATCCAGATTGAGGAATCAACTTACGGTCTTCCTCGGGACAGATACAATGTTCATGGTGACATCTGGGGCAAAACCCAGAGAGTGGGAAATCCATCACACTCCTGGGCGAACTAGTCTCGTGAGACTTGTTCTTTGGTTTAACAGGTTTCCTCTTGCGAGGTGATTGATTAATTTTAGTAGGTTTAGAAAGTCAAGAATAGTCATGGGTGAAAGACTCAACACACCCAAGACAAATGTTTCTACTTGGTGGACTACGCCTCCACTAAATAGCGGTACCCTCGTAAGGGTGTCCGATACGTGCAAAGCCTAATTAATGTACTTACGAAACATATAAACATATACAAAATTGGTATCCATGTACACGCACCCCTCTTCAACTATACACTGGAACCCCACGGGGGTGCGGGGCGGAAGTTTATTGACATTCCGGGTCAATAGAGGGCTCTGGCCATTCATCATCATAGACAGCCGTCCTCGCCCGGACATCAGCCTCAGACTCCCCATCTTGAGGCTCATGCCGTTCTTTCCATTTATCAACAAATTCCTCAAAAGTTGTGTCCAATCTACTGGTCATGTGTTTGATATTGGCCAATTCAGCCACTTTGAGCAATTCTTTCCGTCTCCTCTCATAAACTTCTCTTCCATGGAAGAACCATTCATAGCACGCATTGTCGATGTTTTGAGCACAGGCTTGCTCCATGCTAATGGAGCTGTGCTTGTCCCTTACATAACAATGCAGAGACTTCGCAATGGAGACCTCTAAAAGAGCACCAACATTACAATCTATCTCAGGTATGAACACATTTCTTCTCTTGAGAAATTCAAACTTATCAGGATCCAAGAATGGTATTAGGTCCGACTCTTTATCAGGCATTGTGTATGTTTGTCCATATGTGGCGAGGAACTCAGATATGGATTTGATATTAAACATCTCGTACCCCTTTGCTACCGTCCCACCATTGTCATCACCATATGTGGTGAGAGCGACACACTTCTTGAAATCACCAATGGGGACATCAGGATATATTGAGAAGAAACAGCAGCGAAGGTTCAATAAACCGCAAAAACCATTTATGATCACGGTTAATGAGTTCCCAGATACATGGCCACCACTTGTTAAACCTATGAGATCACCATTAAAAGCTATCAATGCATACACTAAGTCACCAGCCATGGCTTCCATCACTCTAATGTCGTGGTCATCATATCCTGGCAACTCTCGGGCTGCATCTATGAATAGCCTTATTGATGATAGTAAAAGTTGGGAGGATAATTTTTGGTCATAACTTTTGTAATCACCAGCAATCATTCGTTCCTCCCCATGCTGCATTATGTGATTAAACAATTGCTCCCATTCACGACTATGAGCATTTATGCCAACAGCCGTCTCGCATAGTAGTGGATTCATTTGTATGGCTCGTATGACAGGGAGAAAATACTTGCGGACATTAAAAGTCAATGCTATAGCACTGGCATATATCGTCCTGCATTTCAGTCTACCAGGGGCACTAAATGCTAGAACCTCATCTTTGAGACATCCTTTGGCTATTGAGCCGGCTCTCTCACCCCTCTTGTAACAAAGTAGACACCTGTCGATCTCATCTTGCACAATGGGTAGAAATCTGACTACTCTTCCTTTGTCGTCAAATTCCGCATACTGCGATTTGGGCCCTGAGCCCGGGTACCCTATGGACGTATCCATATGTATGGGGTCGATGAATCGAACACCGGGTATACCATGCAAATTCTCGTCATGAGTGAGAGGCCTAAGTGTATCACGCCATTCTGGTCTGGAAAATATGGGAATGAAATGAACTTTGAAATCCAAAACAGCTTTTTGTAACAGTTCTGGTGGAAATGGTGTCGCTGGTTGTGCCATACTTGATATGCATTTTTGCCATCCAAACCAGTCTGGATTGAATTTGGGAGGGCCCCAAATATTATCAACTCCTGTAACATCCTTCACTATATCACTAATAATAGTTTGAGAAACATCGCTGTAATATGTGGCCCCACCAATACAAGATCCAT